TTTCATTCAATTCCTCAAATGCTCTCTCGCTGACCTCTTTCAAGGTTCTCAGCCATGTGAGTATTGACAATTCGCCCTTCTTAAATTGCAAGGACTTTTCGTCAGGGATTGTAGTGATATTGTTCAACGATTCAATCATTGTGTCAATATCTTCCATTAAGTCTTTCCAACCCTCCTTTGACATCAAGTCAAATCGGGCTTCATAGTACTTTTGCAGTTCTGGGGTCATGCTGTGGTAAGTTGCTGTGCCGCTATCTGTGCTTGGTAAGCCACAATGACTGCATCTGTCCATGCTGTGTTGCAAATAGCAACAACATTGCTTGGTATGCCCGTCAGGTCTTGACCAGGCGTTAGGCTTGAACGATGGTATGTCTGCGCTATCTGCTCACCATCTTTTAGGATGCGGGTTGCTTCCCGATACAGGACTATGCCGTTTTCGGTGACTGTGATTTGGTCTATTGTTTTGGTTTCTGTGAGTGCCATGTTTATTCCTTTAAGTTGCCATGTATGTAATAGAAAAATAACAAGTATTTGTTGACATATTTGCGTTTGTAGTTCTGATAAATGCGCTAGGCGTGTTGTAAAAACGAATAGTAGTAGCGCCATTCAATATAATCATTTGAACTGTAAAACCTCCGTAATTTGCAATTCCTGCCCCGCCACCTAGAAAACTACAAGTAAATGGCAATCCACCAATTTCTACGGAAGACGTATTTGCAGTTGAAGGCCAATTAAGGTCTGTTATTGAAAGCGTAACTAATCTTCCTATTTTTGTATATGTTTGTGTTGTGTTTGTAAAACTTAATCCAGCACCACTAGCATCCGTAGCAGTCCAAGTCCCTTCCTCATAATCATCCAATGTGTTTGCGTTAGATGATGCTGATTGGGTTGTGGGGAAGGTAATGCCAGAGCCACTTGTAGATGGCGTAGCACCACCAACACCAATGGTTGTAGAGGCGGTTATTCTTGTGCCGTCTGTGGTAACCCCAGAAATACCACCAAATGCACCAGCATTGTTGTATTGCACTTGAGTGGTAGAACCTCCAGGCGTTGCCGCAATCGTTGTCCATGTAGGAGCATTACCAGAGCCACCAGAAGTTAACGCCTGACCATTAGTTCCAGATGCGCCAGTTAGTGTCAACGCAGTTGTAATGTTTGCAGATGCAAGTGTGGGTGCAGTCAGGGTCTTATTGGTCAAGGTATCTGTCGTTGCCTTGCCAACCAAAGTGTCAGTTGCCGCAGGAAGGGTGATGGTGGTAGCGCCAGCCACCGCAGTTGCTTGCAATGTTGTTGTCCCTGAAGTAGAGCCAGAGATGTCAATCGCATTAGGTTTTAGGGTTACTGTCGTTGCCATATTTTTCCTTTATGGTGTTCCATTTGCAATAATATTAGTTGCTGAAGTAATTACTCCAGTTGAAGACATTGAGGCTATTGTAGTTGCGCCATATTTAAACAGCAACTTGCCACCTGATTCTTCAATTGTAAAGTTTGTAGTCAGTAACTTAGGAGTGGAGGCCGCAGTTCCTGTGGTGTTTTGGTTAAATGTAGGAAATGCTGTAAGGGATGCCGCTGAACCTGTTGGGGCAAGAACATCCGTACCAATGACCAATCCAAGGTTTGTCCTAGCACCTGATGCAGTTGTGTCACCCGTTCCACCATTGGCAACTGCAAGAGTACCAGCCAAGGTAATAGTGCCAGTTGTGGTGATTGGACTACCAGTAACAGTCAATCCTGTCGTGCCACCCGATAAAGCCACGCTTGTAACTGTTCCTGTTCCAGAACTGACATTGATAGTTACATCATCACCAGAATTTGTAGCTGTAACTGATGCGCCAACAAAATTTATCTTCTTAACACCACTTGTGATGCTTGTGCCTTCGTCTAGGATAGCCACCGCCCCATTGGTGGACATAGTGCTGATAACCTTGATCTTCTCTGCTAAGTCAGGAGCAACTACCTCCCCAACATTGATCTCTTGACCAGTAGACAAGGTAATAACTAATGAGCCATCAAAGTCAATCTGAGCATTTGAGACAGAAACACCATTTTTTCCGTCTATCCCGTCTTTTCCATCCCGACCATTTTGCCCATTCTTGCCGTCTATGCCTTGCCGACCATCAGCACCCTTATCGCCCTTGTCTCCCTTGTCACCCTTTTCAGGAACAATTGACTTGGCAACCTCTAGTTGTTTTGTGACCTTGGTTTCCATCACTTTGATGGCTTCAACTATCAAATCTACATTGTCTTGAACAGCCTTTTCCTCTTGTTGGCGCATAGCCACCAAGGTTTCTTCCATCTTATTGATGGCTTCTAACTTCTCATCAAAAGATGAGTCTGTTGACTCAATGCTTTGGATAAGTTCCTTGATATTAGCCATTATTTAAGCCATTTGTCAGTTTAGTAAGGAAGTCTTGCTTAACTTGGGACTGAGAATTGAGTTTGTCTGCCATCTGTAACTCGACAATCTTGCTCTTATTCTTGATGTCAGCCTCTTTCAACATCAAATCAGCAATCTTCACTCTCTTATCAAACTCCCTCTGATTAGCATCAGCCTCATTGGGTAGATTCTTGGTCAAAGACGCACTCATCTTGGCTTGAACTTCCTGTGGCATCAACTGAGCCTCGACAGTTAACTTGGTAGCCTCTGCCCTATTCTGTTCTGCCTGAGTAGTTTGCACCGCAATCTGTGCTTGAGCCGCTTGCATTGCCAATTGTTGTTGCATTTGTTGCATTTGTTGTGCCTGTGGGTCAGGTTGACCCATCTGTTCAAGCATTGCAATCAGTTCCATCCTGTTAGATAGGCTTGAGTTAGCCAAAATGCCTTTCAAAATCACAGGCAAGACAGGAGTATTCGGGCCAAGCGTCTGCAAAAGCCCAATAAACTGCTGTTGCTCGTACTCACGGGCGATAATTCCAAGGGTGGCCGTAGGAATGAAGTTCATGTCAACAGAGGGGTAACGCTCTGGATCGAACTGCATGAACCTGAAAGCCGCCTTCTTGATGAACGGGATTAGGAAATCCTCTTGGAAGTTCACCAAAGTGCGCTTGTACTTCTTGATGATAGAAGCAACAGCCATAGACATACCGCCTTGACCACCATCTCTAGCCACATTGCTGATCATGCCTTGGGAGTCCAATGTTCCCGTTGCTTGTAACAACATACGCTCAAAGTCTTTAGCCGTAGCCAAGTTGTTGGGGTCAGTTTGACCGAACTTGAAAGGATAAAGAATCTCAGAAGGTGCGCCATTGGTAAGGATTGCCTTGCCAGGCTTTACTTCAAACTTCATTCCTCTTGGCAAACGAGTAGCGTCCATTGCAATCATGGGGCTAGTGGTAAGTGCAAGGGAATCTAAGTGGCTACGAGTCTGTGCGTCAATAGCCTTTTGCATATTGAACGCTTTTTCTACTGTGCCTCTGCCTAACAATCTGTTTGGTACTGTGTCATCCTGATAAGTTAAAACTGGCCTGTCCTTCATCATATAAGGATTCGCTTCAGCCTTTAGCAGTTGCCCATCATTGGCAATTACAACAATGGCTTCTACCAAGTCAGAATACTCATCTGCCTCAGAATTGTCTGGGAAAAGGTCAACAATGTCTTTATTTTCTTCTAGATTCTCAAGGTATTCCCGTGGGACAAGACCATAGTAGGTCAGGAGAAGAACCTTCTCATCTTGGTATTGGCTTACCTCTTGGGTAGGCTCAAGGTCAGAATCGTCACCAGTAGTGGTGATGTTTACCTTGCGGTAGATACCAGCCTCAATGCCTTGGACAACCTTGTGGATAGAGACATATTTCTCAATCGCTACACCCATACAGTCGCTAACAGAAACACCATTGGGGTCAAACAAGAAGTTCTTTGGATTTACAGGAGAAATCTTGACCGAAATTCTTTCTCTCTCCAACACTCCAATAGCCGCTTGCCCCATCTGGTTAGGGATTGGCTGAGTGGATGGGACATACTCTGTCTCAGTCATCACCACAACTTCACCTATGCCTGTGCCATAGATTTCAGCCATCAGTTCAATCTGATCAATGGCTTTCCTGATCTTGTCTTTCTTGAAGTCTTCTGTGAGTTGACGCTTAATCATCTCAACATCTATGGGGTTGCCATTGACATCTTGGATGTTGTCTTCAATGTCAAAGAAGTCGCCTTGACCAAAGATTGCTTCCATGATCTCAGCATGACGAGTCTCAACTGCTTGCTGAGTTGCAGGGGTAACAATACGGCTACGCTCTGATTCACGGGTTTTGTCTTCTACTGCCCATTCACCACGGAAGATGCGCTCGTACTCTAGCCAATAGGGAAGGAAGTTGGTATTTCTGTAATCACGCCAACGATCACAATGGTCAACAACAAAGGCAGTTAAGTCTTTGTCAGCCTGTGTAGGCTCATCGTAACCACCTTCGTTTTCGATCTTCACTTCTTTGTCTGTTGCCATTTAAACCCCACTAATTATGTCAACTGGCTCCCACTCATCTTCTTGGTCATCCTCAAAGTAAGAAGTCACGGCTAACTGGTCAATATATGACAAAGCATCTGGCAAGTCATCATGCACTCCAATGGCGGGAAATAAAAGAAGTTGATCTTTAAATTCATCCCAATCCTCCTCAGAGTTCAGCACAATACGCCCATGCTCAAATCGACCTTGGAGGCTCCAGATAATTCTGTCAGCCTTTTTCCTGTTGCCATGCGTTAAGTCAACTATGTGCGAATATACATTATTTTTCCTCATAAGGTCAGAAAGGTACGGAAGAACTGCGTTTTTTAACGCACCTCGCTCAATCCCTACTGCCAAAGGTCTGTAATCCCTCATCTTCATCAGGATAGTTGCCGCAGTCTCACGGATGTCCCACCTACCATAAACAATCTCTTTAACAAACCATTTACCATCATCTGTTACCTTAACAACAGCAATAGCCGTCTGGTCTAGCCTTTTCTTGGAGTTAGCCGCTTGTTTGGCAACTTCCTCAAATCCTGCTAAGTCAATGGCTAAGTAGTAACTGCCGTACTGAGGTTCTTCCCCGTACTTAATCCACTCTTCCTTGAACACATTGCTACCAGCATTGGTAAAACTTGCCATGTATTCTTGTTTAAAAGCAAAGGTAGACAAGGTTTTCTTGGCAGACTCAATCTCAGTTGGGTCAATCAGGGGATTGTCTTTGGTGGTGAAGTGCCAAGATTTCCAATCCTGGTCTGATTCCTCTTGCCCTAGCTTGTACAGATCGTAGAACCAATTTCGCCCTTTCGGCGTGCCAATAAACATGGCTTTGCCTTTTTTGTCCGAAAGTGAGGCTCTTATGACCTGCTCCCATGCTTCGGGCTTAATGTCAGCCACCTCGTCAAGAACTGCATACGTCAAGCTGACACCACGTAACGTGTCCGGCCGGTCTGCGCCTCTCACATAGATACTGGCGCCGTTGATCGTCATAATGTTCTGGTTATTAATATGACTAGACTGGATTACCTCCCGTCCAAGTTCCATCAAGACGTCCCAAATAATCTGTCGCGCCTGGCCATTCGTCGGGGCGACGTACAACACCGCGCTGCCAACCGGACAACGCAGCGCCTCTATTAACAAAGTAGTCGCGGCCAACCTAGACTTACCACACCGCCTGCCGGCAGCTATAACTTTGAACCGCGTCTCGTCCTTGAACACCTCTTGCTGCCAGGGCAGTAAGCTAAAGTTAAGTTCGCTCATCTTTTGGTTCAAGGTCCGTTATATCTTCTACCATGGTGGTAGCACCAATTCCAGTGATATTAATCGTCACTGCGCCGCGTTGCGCTTTGTCTTTCTCAAACATACTAATCGGCAGCGTGCGGTCCATACACATCTTTAGCGCTGCCATCTGTCCGGGATGCTCATCATTTAGCGCAATGTCGATGACTTTTTGCGCTACCTGCTTGCCGCCGGACTTCAACATCAACTCTTTAAGTTCTTTAACTT